CCGGCACTTCTTCGTGCATGACTTCCAAGATACCCATGCGGGTCCACAGTTCTTCGATGGCGAGCAACTGCCAGCGCTTCAACAGATGCCGCGCGCCAGGATCGGGCAGATTGGGATCGGTCAGCCGCGCGTCGCTCAGCGTCTTGCGCCAGTTGCGCATGCGCTGGACAAGGGTCTTGAACGGCGCGAGCGGCTTGTTCTTGACGTTCAACTTGCCCCACACCTTCGGGTCGCTTGTCCCGCTGGTGGACGCCCGCGCCGCCGCGACCGAGCCGAAAAGCGCCTCGTCCCGATAGCCGTTGATCACATGCTCAAGCGCGGCAAAGATATTCAGGCGCTCCGCATCCTTGGGGAACGTGTTGCGCAAGCGCTCGCCATTGTTGGACAGATAAGCCTCATCCGGCATGACAACGCCGCGCGGGTCGATGCCCTGCATCGTCATGGTCTGCGCGAGATACGCCTCCATGGTGCGCGCGAAAAGTTCTTCCTCTTTGAGCCAGTAGGGGTCGCCCATGTTTTCGGCCCCCTGGACGAATTTGCTTTTGCCGATATTGAGGCCCGGGATTTCTTGTCCCGTCCCCATGGCGTCCAGGATGTTTTGCGCGTTTTTCGCGCCAGGGGTCGGGCTCCCCGCCTTGTTCACTTCCGCCGCCTTGATTTGCAAGGCGATCTTGGTCGCGGCGATTTCGCCATGATCGTGGAACATCGTGTTGAGCAAGTGCCCGATGCGCTGCGCCAGCGGATCGTTGGCGCTAAACGTCCCGAGGCGTCCGAGCTTGGTCGAAAGAAAATGCGCGTTCTTGTTGTTGGTGATGTAGTCGGCAATGGCATGGTCGAAGGCGTGGCCCCACTCATGGCCGAAGACATTGCTGCGGCCCCGGACGGTGATCGTGCGGGTGCCCGGGTGGTAAGTGCCGTAACCCGTCGAGCGCGATGTCAGCGGCTCCAGCACAAGATCGACCTTGCCGCCGAGGCTCGCCATTTCGACCGGGAATTGCAGCGCGTACATCATATTTTGCGCGACGTGATGCAGCTCTAGCAGCACGTTGCGCGCGTCGAACTTGGTGCGGTCGCCCACCACTGTCACGTCCCGGAAACCAAACGTCTCCTTGACTTGATTGCGCAGCACTTCGATCTGCGTCTCAATGCCCTGGTTCACAATGCGATTGGCGTAGTCCAAGGCGTCCGCGTGGTTCATGCCGAGATTGTGTTCGGCGTGTTCGACAAAAGCGTCCCGGACATTGGGCGTGAAACGCTGGAATTTGTAATCGTCAAAAGTCCTTTGCTCCGCGTCATGCCTGGGCGGGTTGAGATCGACAGGCCGCGCCTTGCGCTTGCGCTTGGCGAGCAATTCGCGCCGGGCGTTGACGCGGTTCGCCAACTGTCCCGGGCTTGCGCCCGACTGCTGGAGCTTGGTGATCTGATCGTTAGCTTTGTCGAGAAGCGCCTGGTCTTCGGCGGCCAGGGGCTCAAACTCTTCTTCCGGCGTCTCTTGACCCGCGACATCTTCTTTGGGTTCACCCGCCTTGTCGAACAAGGCTTCCTGTGTGCCGCTGCGGATTTGCTTGAGGATATGCGCCGGGTTGGGCTTGTCCGGTTCAAACCCGATAAAGGTTTCCTGCGGTGTGAAATTGTGGGCGGCTTGCAAATAGTCATGCAAAATGCCGGTCAGCCCCTTGGCGCTGTTCAAGCGCGTCATGCTGTCATTGTAGAAGCTGCGGTAAAGCTGTTCCGTCACCGCTTCGATAGGACCGCGATCAAGGTCAAGCTGGTTGACCATGTCGCTGGGCGTGATCTTGCCGCCGCTCTCCCTCTGCTGGCGCACCATGTCGAGCGCCTGGGTAAGCTGCTTGGTTATGTCGAACTCTGCCGGGATTTCGTCCGCCGCGATCCGGGCTTTCATCTTGGCCCATTGCGGCGCGACATCGGCCAGGGAATTGGTGATGCCGCGCGTGTCGTCGTTCGGGTCTTCCAGGGCGCGCTTGAGCATGTCGTCATGCCCGTAGGCTTTGGCGAGCATCGCGCCTTTCAAGCGCTGTTGTCCCACCTTGGACAAGCCCGTCCCGTCTTCGTTGATCACCGCCGCGCGCTCGGTTTCCGGGAGCGTCTGGAGCCAGGCGCGTTCTGACCGGGGATCGCCGGGGACATAGCGGGACATCATGTCGTCATTGATATTGGCCGCATCGACTTTCGCTTGTTCGACGGCGCTCATCGACATGGCGCGCGAGACGTTGCTGTCCCGGGCAAGTTTGATTTCGGCTTCGGGCGTCATTTGTCCCGTGCGGCGGACCAGGACAGGATTTGTCACCCCCGGCGGGATTTCGTGCCCGGCGTCTTTGATCGCCTGGACATAGCCTTGATATTTGTCGGGATGCTTTTCCGCTGCTGCCTTGATCGCGGCGAAGCGCCCGTTGCCCGCCAGGACTGTTCCGTCTGCATTGACGATAGGCGCACCGCGCTCCGCGACATCGCTTTCCATAAGGTGACGCGGATCGAGGTTGCCCGCGATCTTGCCGATCTGCGCGGCGGACGCGGCGCTTGTCTCCCGGTTGCGCGGCTGGCGCGGATCGCCAATTGCCGGGTGCGAAAGCTGAGACGCATCGACGACTTCGTAGGTGACGGGATGAGTTTCGCCGGTCGAAGCCAGCACCGCGCCGGTTTTCTTTGTCCCAGGCACTTGTCCCGGCGCTGGCGCTGCTGGCGCTACGGCGGCGGGCTCGTCCTGGACGCCGACGAACGCGGCCTTGGGTTGTTCTCCTGCTGAAACATCTCCATCTGTGTTGGCCGCTTCGGGGGGTAGTGGAACGCTAGATGCTCCACCAAGTCCGATATTCCCAGCCTGATCGCCAGGGAGCCCGGCAATGTCCGGTTGTCCTCCAGGTCTAACAGTTGTTCCAGCGCCTTTGCTTGAAATTGGAGCTTCTGGAGTGACGGGGGCATTGGCTGCTGTGGAAACAGGTCCATTGGGTTGCTCCTGTGCGGCGGGCTGCGGTTCGGGTTGCGGCTGCGGCTCTGGCTGCGGTTCGGGCTGCGGCTGCGCCTCGGTGCGCCCGCGCTCGCGAATACCAAGGCCGCCCATTTTGCCGGGATGATTTTCGATCTCGAAAATCTGGTCCGGGGACTGTTGCTGCATTTTCAGGATAGTGCGCGCGACCGCGACGTGATCCTTCTCGCCAAAGCGCAGCGGACCGCCCTGGTCGGACATAACGAAGCCGCGATCATCGACATGGAAACGCCCGTCCGCGTCTTGTCCCTTGGGCGTGGCGCTATGGAGATCGTCATTGTCGCGCGGTTGCCGCCAAGACGGCTGCTCCTGCGTTCGCTGCTGGTTGCGCTGAAAGAAGTTGCGAAGGACTTCCGCTTCGGTGGCGGCGCGCTTCACGCCGCGCAGCGCGGCATGCCCGCCGCCGAGCGCCAGGCCCGCGACAACGTCTTGTCCCACACCGCGCAGCAACTCCTCGCCGCTCGGCAATTTGTCCCCGGTGACAAGCGGGACGCCGATGCGGGTCGCCGTGCCGACTGCGGGCATAACTGGGAAAGCCGTGAACAGCATCTTGGCGACGGCGTTCTTGAACGGCGCATAGGCGAAGGCCGGGGCGCTGAGCCCGGCGATCCCGCCTTCGGTGGCCGCGCGTTTCCACGCATAGTCCACGGCCTCCTCGTGGCTCATGCCCTGCGCGCGTCCCGCTTTGTAGCCTGGGACAAGGCCCTGCGCGGTGCCGACAACGGTCATTGCCGCGCCGCCGCCGAGCATGGGACCGACTGGCCCGGCTTCCGGCAACAGTGCTCCGCCCGCCGCTGCGCCCGCGACGCCCGCCGTCAGCATCGGATAAGAATGCCCCATGCCATAGGCGACTTCGCCCATGAAACTACGCGGCTCAGGCTCTACGGACATCGGCTGATCGGTAAAGGCTTGGCCGCGCACAACCTGACCGCCTTCGCGTGTCCCCGCTGCAATGCCATGCCCGAGCATCTGAGGGACTTCCTCCATCGAATACCAGGGAATGTCGGGACGCCACGGCCTCGGCGCGGGGTCGGCGGCGCGATTGGGATCGGCAAAGTCATTCGGGACCAACGTCGCGAGATCGGGCGTCTTCGGGATCGGGGACGGAAGGTTCGTTGCGGACAGGGTCGGCGGCGGCTCGGGCGGGAGATTTCTCTCGTCCCAAAACTCGGGAAGCTGGTTTTGCGGGACATCGCCCAGCGGGGAAAGAAATATCCCGCTGGGCTTCAACGTGGGCGCGGCTTCCTCTTGTCCCAGGACAATGCCGCTCGGGACAAGGGTGGGTTGCGCCGGTTGCGGCTGCTGCGCGACGAAGACATCCGAGACAGGACTTCCGTCCGGGTTCTCATAGTTGGGCGTGTCGGCCCATTCATCGTTGACCGGGACCGGCGCGGCCATAGGCGCAGCCACAGCTTGCGCGCCGCCCATGAACGGCTTGCCGGTGATGTACTCCACATAATCCCGGGTTTCTTTCGGCGCGTTCGCGAGGCCCTGTCTCTCGACGTTCCCCATGCCCCAGTTGAATTTAGCCGCCGCACCCGCGTAGTCCTGGGCGGCCCCGAGCCGCCGCATATATTTCGCCCCGGCAAAGATCGACTGTTTCGCGTCAAACGGATCGATGCCGTATTCCGCCGCCGTCGCGGGCATGAATTGCATGATGCCTTGCGCGCCCTTTGGCGAAACTGCGCGAGGGTTCAAATTGCTTTCACGCACCCCCTGACGGCGATACTGGACAGGATCGATGCCCTCTTGCTCCGCTGCCTGTCTAAACCATTCGTCATACTCGCTGCCGGGCGCGGACGCAGAACCGCCGCTGCCAAGGATGATACCGGACGGGACAAGACCGGGGTTGCTCATCTAATCGTGGTGCTCCCTTGTCCCGTGGGGGTCATCGGCTGGCCGAACAAACTGGAAAGCGGTGTCGGGTTGAGCCCGCCCGAAACTGGCGCGTGCTGCAATCCTGTCGGCGGCGGGACCGGAGCCGCCATGCCGGGAGCCGTGTTGAAGCCCATGCCCGCGCTTGCGCCAAAAGGCGCAGTCAGCCCGCCGTAGAAAGTTGTCCCGGGATAGATAGCGCGCGGGTCGTTCTTCATCGCGCGCCCGCCGCTGCTTCGCGTTGCTTGCGGATCAAGTCCTGTTTCTCTTTCGCATTCAGCGGCACCGCCACGCCGTTATGCACAATCATGGGCGGGCCGCCGTTCTGGTCGAAGTGGATTTCGCCTTCGCGCGGGTTCTGCACCTGGACGCCCGCGCTTGTGCTCGTCGTTGGCGGCGGCGCGGTCGGCCCGCCGGTCGGGTTGATCGTGCCGGGCTTGTTGAACACGGTCGTCCCAAGCTCCTCTTTCAAAGGATAAGGCTTGAGCAAATCAATTTTGAAAGCGGGAATATCCCTGCCCGCATCATCCTTTTTGCCGCTGCCGACAAGCGCGGGGTCTGTCCCTTTCAGCGGTCGTCCGAATGTCCTCCAAAGGGGGATACCAATGTCGGCACCGCCGCGCTGCCGTTTTGCCGTCACCTTGTCCGGGGTGTCGAGATAACCGTCTTTCTGCAACGACGCCATGGCGCGCTTTTGCGCTTCGCCAAAGTTTTTCTGATTGACGCGCAGCTTGGGGTCCCGGTTGAACTCTTCCAGGGCGCGCTCGTTCACCGCCGCTTTTGCTTCCGGCGAAAGCTGCGAGACTTCCGTGCGCGGGTCGTCAAGCAAAAAGCCCTCGCTTTCCTTAACCGGGTACATTTCTTGTGTTGCTCTTTCGAGCAGTTGATCGCGCCGCCCGGACCCTTTTTCCGCGTCTGACGTGCCGGGCCCTGTGACATGGAAATCCGCCTCGGCGGGCTGGCGATGCGTTCTGATCGCTTCCGCCCGGGTGACAACTTCCGTCTCATTGGGATTAAGTGACCCGTCCGGGTTTACTTTGTGGACGGTTGTCGGCGTGAGATTGTGCTGTGTGATCATGCCCGCCGTGTTCGCATCAACGGCGCGATAATCCCTGTAGTTTTTGTACCATTCATTTTGCGGGACCGAAGTAAGCACGTCCTGCGGGTTAATGACCTGGCGCGGCGTCTGGTCGAACTGCCGCGCGTTCTCCCTGATCTGCCCGCCCGTGACCATGGCTTGCTGCGCCAGTGTCGTATCAGACGAAAGCATTTCGCCCCGGCCATACGAGGCCAGCCACGCCACGGCGGTAGGCCGGTCGATGAGGCCGTACTGTTGCGCTTCATTGATGCCCGCCGCGATGCGAGACGCCAGCGCGTCGCCTGTCAGTCCTTGGCTGACCAAGTTCTGCACAAAACTGTTCATGTCGGGCGGCTGCATGCGCGAGCCGTTGGGCTGCGCCAAAACCGTCTGAATAGCGCCGCCATCGGGCCGCGCGGTCGCGGCCTGATCCAGCGGCGACGGAACAGGGCTGTCTATGTCGGGGTTGTACGGCACGGGCGGAGGAGCGCCGGGCATGCCGCTCGTCACCACATTTGCCATCGCGCCCGGTTGTCCCGGGACAACGCCCACACCGGACTTCTGCATCGGCCACGGGCCGGGCGGGACATTCAAGCCGCCCGTGCTCGGGCTAGGTCCGCTAACCTGGGGCGCGGGGCCTTCTCCCCAAATATGGAGACTGGGCCCGCGCCGCATTGCGTCCAGCTTGATTTGCTGCTCCTCGCTTTTCAGCCGCTCATTGCGCTGTTGCGCGCCCATGAGCCCCGCCTGTGCGATCTTGGACGGATCGGGAAAGAGCATCGAGCCGAGCGCGTTAAGCCCCTGGTCCCATGACGTGCCTGTGTTGAACTGAGGCATGGTCTTTGTCCTTATGCCGGAAGAGGAGGACCGAGCGAGCCGCCCGGTTTCAGGAAGCCGGGAAGCGGGCCATACTGCCCCGCGCCCTGCATCAAAGTGCTGCCGATGCCGCTGTAAATTCCAGCTATGGCCGCCTTATAGGCTGCGTCGGCTTGCGCTTGCGCCGAGACATTGCCCGCCGTGGTGGTTCTGTTGGCCTGGACAAGGTCCGCGATGTCCGTCGAATTTTTATATTGCAGCCCGGCGATACCTAGCGCATTTGCGCCGCGTTGGTCCGCGACATCCATCGACGCCTCACCAAAGCGTCCCGCGTTGTCCCACGCGACTTCTGACGGCGCGAGCAATGTCGGCGCGCTATCCTGGAATAGCTTCGACGCCACCTGGGCGGGCATGATGCCGGTCTGGCTTTCCTGGACGGCATTCCCCACCAAGTTCATCGGCGCGGCGTAGCTGTTCACTTTCGCCGCCAAGCTGCCGAATTTGCGAATGGTCGCCGCGCTTTCCGCCGCCCGCCGCTTGAGCGCGGCCTTGGTATAAGGATCGTCGCCCGTGCCGCCCGGCTGATCGGCACCGCTGAGCGGCGCAAGGTTCGACGCGTCGAGCAGCGTGGCCGCTTGATCCTGCCAGTCCTGTTGCGACTGCGCCAAATTCGCGCCGCTTGTCCTGTCCATAAGCTGATCAGCCGAGGCGAAGCCGATGCTGCGCAAATACTCCTGTTGCGCATTCAGCCCGCCAAGGACTTTTTCCCGGCCTTCGAGTGCCCCGCGCTGGCTCGTTCGCATCGCCTCCGCGATGCGGCCTTTGTCTTCCAGCATCCCGGTTTGCGCCGCAACCTCGCCCGTGGTTTGCGCATCGGTTGCCGCCATGCGGGCGGTGAAGCCCTGGTTTTGCGCCCGGGTCTTTTCTTCGTTTTCCCGGGCAATAGCTTCGGCGGCGGCCTTCGCCGCCTTCGCGCTTTTCGACGCGCCGAAGATCGACAAGCCTAGCCCGGCACCGCCGAGCCCGAGCGCAATTGCGAGTGGAAGGACCATGATTTTATCCCCTACCGAGTAACGCTGGTCGATCTTGACGAGCCGGGATTTGTCCCGTTCACGCCGCCATAATAGTAGGCAAGCGAGTTCTGGTTATTCACGCCGCTCATATATCCGCCCGCGCCGCCAAGAAGTCCGGTGAACACGTTCCCCATGGGGCTGACGGTCGGCACCGCTTTGAGACTGGCGGCGACATCATTCGCGCCGGTCGCGATCCCGGAGATCGTCCGGTTCTGCAAATCGAGAGCGTTGTTCACGTCGCCAATGGTCCCGGTTTCAATCGGCGGGGCTATCGCTTGCGCCTCCGCGACTTGTCCCAACAAGCCTTTCTTGGCGGCCCCGATATTGGCCCTGAGTGTCGCCGCGCCCGACTGGGCCTTGCCGGTTTCATCGACAATCGCCTTGCCCTGCGCTTCATCGAGAATGCCGGTCTGGTTGGCAAGCTCCTGGCTGTCGGACAAGCCCTGGCGGGCCAAGCCGAACAGCATGCCCTTGTTCGCGAGCCCGCGATTATAGCCGAGTTCGTTCCCGGCTTGCGCCATCCAGTCCCGGACATACTGACTGAAATAGTCGTCGGTGAAGCCGCCGAAGGCTTCATTGATCCGCGTGCTGGCGTCCCCAAGCGCGGAGGTTTGTCCCCGCATATAGACATTGCGCCGCTCCGCCTGTTCGTCGGACTTTCGCTGGATGTCGTCCCGGATCGCTTTTGTCTCGGCAAGCTGCCGTTCGTTGAAAGCATTGCCCTGCGCCGCGATCTCTTTCGCGGCGGCAATCTGCCGGTCGGCAATTTGGTTTTGCGAATATTGCTGATAGTCCCCGGTCGTGGTGATGCCCCGGTCAATGGCGTCTTGCGGCAAGCCCGGATCGGCAATCACAAGATAGCCGTCGCTGCGCTGGTAGGCTTGCTTATGGTTCGCCGCCGCCATGCGCAAAATGCTGTCACGGTTTGCGATTTGTCCCGGCGTCAATCCGCTCGTGGCCGTCAGCGCGTTCGGCGCTTGCGGCGGCGCTGCGTTGTTCGCGGCCATGGGATCGGCAAAAAGCGAGCCCGGAGCGAGGGTCTGCTTAGCCGCCTGTTCCGAATAATATTGTCCTGCGCCCATTAGCTAGGCCCTCCCTTGGTAAAGCCTTCTTCGATGTTGATATGCACGGCGGCGAGGAATGCGGGCCCCGCCGCTTGATTGATCAGGCGCACGGCAATATGCGAGCCCTTCCCCGCGACCGGAATTGTTTGCAGCCCATAGGTGTTGTCCTGGACGTTGGCGATCAGCTCGAAAAGATCGGTGCGGTTCGGCAACAAGCCGATTTCAATCGACCAGGGCCCGATACACATCACGTCCACGGCGCTGATGCGTTTGGCGATAGTGGAGCCGGTCGCCATCATGTGCGGCGTGACAAGCGTCACTTTGCTGTTGTCGTAGGTCTTGCCGTCCACGCCACCATAGAGACGGACATTGCCGTTCTCATCGAGGCAATAAACGCGATCCGCCACCGTGAACAGGTTTTCGATTTCATAGGGCAACGGGAAGGTTGACCAGGCTGTGATCTGCGCGGCGGGATAGTAGGACAAGACATAGACCGTCTTATCGACATGCAACCAATAGCGTCCATGGACCGGCTGCACCACGCCTAGCGCGATACGCGCCGATGCCGGGAAGTCACGAATATGCGCGATCAGGATCGGGTCAATGGCGGAGCCCACGTCCGACACCGCCGCCGCAAGATTGATGTTCATCGCCTTGAGGCTGCGCACGCCGCTGTGCGCCAGAAAGAGCACGTCGCCCGTCCCGAATTGCAGCATGCTATGCGGCGCGATGCAGCCCGAGCGCAGCATTTGTCCCAGTTCGTCCAGCGTGGGATTGGGATCGAGCGACCAAACCTGGGTCAGCAGCGGCGCGCTGATCGCCATGTCATTGTAATAGACCTCCATGGATTGCAGGTCTTCGCCCTCCGGGTCATTGATCGCCATGTTGATGAAGCCCGCGCCGGGATTGGTGGTGGACGCGGGATCATTGATCGCGGGATTGTTGACACCAGAGAAGCGCAACCGCTTGCCGTCGATGCGGTACATCTTGCCTTTGTAGGTACGGGCAAAAGTGCCGTGCGAATTACTGGCGTCCACTTCCAGGACGAGAATGTCCTTGTACCAGCAATAAGTGACGCCCGAGACGCCCTGCCCGCAGACAAAGAAATTTCCGTCGAAGGCTTCAACATCGAGGATTTTCACAATCTGTTCCGGCGCTGCGGCGAGCGCATGCGTCACGATAGGATGCGGGCAACCCATATTGTTGACGACCGGAGCCGCGCCCACGCCGAAAAAGTGCAGCTTGCCCGCCTGGCCGAAAGCATAAGGCGGCGGCGTCGTGTTCATGGGGACTGTGGCGACCGTCACAAGCGCCATGCGCTTTTCGATCTCGCCGCCCGCATTGACGAAAGCATTTTCCAGCACGCGCAAAGTCCCGCCCGGCGCGGTCAGCGGCGTCTTGCGGACATCGAGCCCGCCTTTGAAATCATTGACCGAGAAGACCTTGGACAAGGCGGCCCCCTAGCTGCCGGGGCCGTTGCCATATCCCGGGGGGATATAGTCAAGCCCAAGCGTGCCATAGCCGACACCCCGAGATTGCGCATCACCGCCGCCCGCGCCAATCGCGACCGGAGCCCGCTTGTGCGAGAAGCGCCGCACACGATGCCGACGCATCGCCTCCTGCGCTTTCTGCAATTTGAGCCCGGCGTCTTTGGCGTTGTCCCGCTGGAGGATTTCCACCGCGCTAAACAGGACAATGAGATTGGGCGGCAACGTCGAGAGATCGGCGTCGTTGACCATTTTCTTGACGGTCTTTGTCCCGCGCAAGCGCAGCTTGGCGTTTGCCGCCGCCGCACTGGCGTCCGGGACGGGCCAGACTTCAAATGTGTTGTCGTCGGCGTGGTGCATCCAGCGCCGCGTCGGCCAAGACTTGAAACCGTTGTCGCTATTCCACAAGACGAACTGCGCCGGGCCGATGCCATAGGCGAGTTCGGCATAGACCGTGTTGATCAGTACCCAAATCTTGTTGATGTCATCGAACGCCAAATCTGCCGGATACGCATAATAGCGCTGGCCGTTAGCGAGATTGACATCGCGATCAACAATGAGGTCAGGCCAGTCGTAATCCCGATATAGATCAAGCTGGGTACGATTGAGATAATAGAGAAGCGTTTCACGGTCATTCAAGCCATGGGCGACATTGGTCGAATGCCCGACTTCCGCCCGCAAGTCGGTCAGCATATCGCGAAGCTGCAACTGCTCAGCCATGGACTACCCTTTCGGACGGTCGTGCTCGTTCTCGCCATGCTTTTTCTGACGGCCCGCGACATCAGGAAGATGCGACGGCGTCGGTCGAGCCTGGCGCGCTTGTCCCTTGAAGCTTGTCCTGCCCTGCGGTTGGTCCTGGACGCGGGGACGGGGGGACAACAGGCTTTCATCGACACCCGGGTCTTCGTCGTCTTCGTCGAAAGGCTTGGGATTGTCGAAGCCGGGCATGTCGTCGCCCTCGTCCGCCGCAGGATCGGCAAGCGTGTACTGATCAAGCGGGCGCAAGATGGGGTCGGGGCTATCAGGAAGCGTCGGCCCCGGTTTATGCACCGGAAGGGTGCAGACCGGGACCGAACGATCCATCGTGGGAAGGCGTGGCCGGTTGCCCGGAAACACCTTTGCCACTTCTTCCGCCTGATAGATTACCCGCAGCCGCGTAAGCGCTTCTTCCTGGGACATCTCGCATGTGCCGATGACATGAACGTCCGTCACCGCATCCTCGCCGTGCAGGAATTGAATAACCATCAACTCCGGGAACAGGATCGGATTGTTGCGGCCTCGGACGACGACATTGTCATTGTCGCCGCCGAGGGCCACTGAGCATCTGAGAAGTTGGAATTGCGCCATAGCGATCTCCGGGGGTTAGGTGATTTGCACAACAAGCGAAGAGTTCACTTGCTGCGCAACGATCTGCCCCGTGTGCGTCATGCTCTTGTACATGACGAACTGATTGTAGGGCCGCGCAGGGGTGAACTTGTGATCCCACTCGCCGTCCATCTTCATCAGATAGATATGGCGAGGGTCCCACCAATAGCCGTACTTGGCTTTTCCAAGACCATCGAGCGTCGGGTCGTACTCGATCATCGTGTTGCCGAATTTCAGTTGTCCCATTTTGCCGTCCTGGGACCCTGTGAAGCCGGTCATCGAGTAGTTGCCGTTCGCCCGGATTTCAACTTCGAGCGCGCTGATGAAATCGGACCCTGCCAAGAACTTGGTGGGCCGACCGCCGAAACGGATCAACTGGCGATATTCCTGTTGCAAGAACTGGAACAGCGCGCCGCCGTTTGCGACGTTGGACGTGACCGCCCCGCGCCCGCCCGCAAGCCCATAGGCCACGGTCGCCGCGCGGTTCTGCCACCAGGGATTTGCCAAGCGGCCAAGACCGCCGAGCGTCCCGGCGTTCGGGACATCGACGATGATGGACGCAAGACCGGCCAGTGCTTTCGGATCGGCCACGCCGTCGCCCCAACACAGGGCATTCATGGAGCGGGCGTACATCTCCCCGAAATCCTCAAGCTTGTCTTCGAGGAGATCGACCAGGACCGTGACTTCGCGGTCGCTATGGTTGGACGTGCCGTCGCCGTTCCCGGCGCTATCGGTCACGCTGATGCCATCGATTTTCAATTCGGTGTGCGTCAGCGTCAGGCCGATGTGATGTTCACGCCACGGATAATTCACACGCTGAATATTTGCGGGCGTGTAGAAATTCACCGCGTCGTTATGGGTGTAACCGACGACATGATCATTCACGCCGCCCGAGCCATAGTTGCCTTTGACCGCGAGCGAAATGTTGCCTTTGCCGCCGGGGAAGGATTTTGCCGAGCCTTCAAAGAAACGAAGGAGCGGCTTGGCCTGGATCGACTGCTTAAAGGTGTCGCCTTTGTTGTAGTAAAAATCCAACGACGCATTCGCGATGTTGGCGATTTCTCCTGCTGTGAAAGCCATTGTCTTGTCTTCCCAAGATCAGCGGCTTGCGTTCCCCGCGAGCGCCATGAGCGCCGCTTCCTTCATGGTTTTGGGGACGCGCGAAGCCGAAACGGTTGAACCCTGGCTGCCGGATGGGACCGCGCGTGTGGGCTTGGGCGCGGGTCGAATGCGCGCAAGCTCTTTCGTGGCCTCATTGTAGGCGTCTTGGATCAGGGACACCGCTTCGTTCACATCACGCGGGGGACCGCGCTCTTGCAGAAGGGCCTGAGCAAATCGCTTAACGGCAACCGCCTTGTTCTGATAATCGGGGTCCCGTGCGCGCGTGTTCGCTTCCCAGGTGTTCACCGCCGTCTGGACTTGAACGAGCGTCTGCTGCTGCGTCTGCTGCTGCATCTGCTGCGTCTGTTCGGTCAAGCGATGCTCGGCATGACCGGCGCGGAAGCGCGTGCGGGACATTTCCGCTGCGGCTTCGGTGCTGATCAAACCCTGATCGACTTGCGCTTGCAGGTCCTTCGGGATGCGCAAACCCAACGCTTCCTGCGCCGACATCACATAGGGCGTGATGCCATTGAGAAAAGCTTGGTAATCTCCACGCCGGAGCGAAGCCCCGACGCCCAACAACATGTTCACGTCCTCGGGGACAAGCTTGTGTTGGTCGAGATAACCACGAAGCTGTCGGTGGGCGGCGAGTTCAGGCTCTACCGCCTGGAGATCGCGCCGGGCCTGATTGCGCTGGCCCAACAGCCGCTCGAAGCGCTTGCGCGTCTCGGGCCGCAATTTGTTGAGTTCAGCCTCGGTCGGGTCCGGGGTGTCGTCACTAACAGCTTGTTGTGTTTGATCTGGTTGCGAACCGTCGCCGGGGGCTCCGGTTTCAGAGACAACACCTTGTTTGTCCGCTTGCTCGCCCAGGCCGAACTCGTCTTCGGAAGACGCAGGATCGACGGCTGGTTTATCAGGAAGGGATTTGACCACTGACCGAACAGCGGCGAGCAATCCTTCCCGGTCGGACTGACGGGTGTTGGTTTCACTGGACGAAGGTGGGGGGCTGTCCGTTGCGCTTGGCGAGGGCGCGGAGCTTTCGCCGCTGTCAGCCGGGGACGACGCGGGCGCGGGGGACGAAGCCCCTGCATCCGGCGCGCTGGACGATGGCGCGCTTGTCACGTCCGAATTTGCCGAACCCCGATCAGACATGGTCGCAAGTTATGCGCGTTGTGTTTGTGTTGCGTCAAGTCCTGGCACCACAAAAAAGCGACACCGCTAGGGGGTGGGGAAGCCCTGATTGCTCATCGGCATGCGCGGCGGCCCACTACCCGGCCCGGGGCGGTTGCCGTTATTGCCGAAGTATTGCAGCGCGGGAGCCCGGGGGCCGAGGCCGCCCTGACCAGGCGGGGCTCCCGGTGGAGGACCGCCAGCAACAGCGCCTTGTGGGCCCTGCGCGTTCGGGTCTTGTCCGGGTCCGGGCCCCCGTGGGGCACCCTTCCCCGCACCCCGGGAGCCGCCGCCGCCCGCATCGCCCGGCTGGCCGGGCGGTGGAGCAGGAGGTTGGGACATAAGCTGGTTGAGCGCTTCCATCGAAGGGAGCCCTTCGGCAAAAGCATCGGTGAGATCGATGTCGTCGCCCATGCGGCGGATCAATTCGCGCGCCATCCATTCCGGCGAAATGCCGGGGACGCGCTGGAGCAGCGGAATAATCTGCGTGAGCATCTGCACGTCCTGCTGGCGGTTGGGCGGGCCGTTCGCGCCCGTGTTCACTTCCAGCCACATATTTTCCGCCACGGACTGCGGATCAAGCTGCGGCCACACCGCGCCAGCGCCGACGACTTTTTTGACAGTCTCCTCGGTGACATTGAGCAGGAGGATTTGACTGGCCGCGATTGCCATCTCGGTCATCATGTCGTTGAGGTCATCGACAACAGAGGTCGTGTCGGTGTTCTGCGAAAAAGCCGCAACGCTGACTTCGGTCGCGGTTGCGCCGCCGGTCTGGCCTTGATCGGCTTGGTCCGAGCCCAGGACGCGAAGGACATCCTCGAAAGTCTGCGAAGTGTCATAGACGGACGGATCAATGGGCGGCATCTTTATGGGCTGCAACACATCGTCGATCTTTTGTCCCGGGGACAAAGCGTTCAATTCCAGGAGCGCATTGGCCGGATGAGTTCTGAGTTTTTCGAGATCAGCCTCTTCCAGCATTCCCGCCGCCACGGCAGTTTTCGGGCGATTGGCGCGGCGGTGCTCGCGCAAGCCCTGGCGAGCCCGGTTGAGTTCAAGCTGCATATCGCGGAGGAGATCAATATCAGACTGCGGGAAAAGCCGCTTTTCGTCATAGCCCTCGTTCATCACAAAGGCGAACCAGGGCCAGAAGCGTTCTGTCTCAGTTTCCGGCGGCGCGGGCTCTTGCAGAAAATCGGGATAGCCGTCGCACACCACCAGGACCGTCCCGTCCTTGCGATTGTAAATCTCCCACACGCACGCGCTCTCGTCGCAGGTGTTCTTGTCCCCGCCCGCTTCATAGCGATTGCGCTGGCCGCCGCGCCCAGGCTTGGGGCCCTTGTCGTCATAAGCGGTATAAGACATGCCGACATCGACGGAATACACTTCCTTGATCTCGTCCAGGCTCAAAATATATTCCTCGGCCACCCAATCCGCGCCGACGAAATTCTTGAGCGACCGGCATTTCCGGTCAGGGATCAGCGCCGTGCTGTCGGTATAGTTGAAGGACAAGCCCTCGCGGACGATAAGCTGCGGCTCGGCCATCAACGCTTGCAGCGCGATTTTCAGGCTCTCGGCTTCGGCGCTGTCGTCCTGAAATTCAGCATCGGTGAAATCCGCCGTCAGGCGCTCGATATTCGCCAGCCGCTCGCTCATGTCGGAAATGCGCTGTTCGATCTCCGGGCTCATCTTCATGGCGCGCTGGAAACCAAGCTTGACATAGCCGACGCCGGTAATGATCGCCCGCCGCACCGTCATCTTCATGCCGGATTTGAACGAGTGGGTCTGCTCGCGGATATTGTATTCGTACAAAAGCTCCAGCGTCTTGCCGACGCGGTCCATCATGCGGTTGAACTGTTCGACCATCTGCGCGTCTTGCAGGGTCATCAGCGCTTGCGGCGGCGGCATCATGCCGACCATGAGCGATTGCTGCACCGTCTGTTGCGCCTCGATCAATTCCATCGAGGAGCCGTCCCAGTTCTGCGCGATGATCTTCTCGGTCTTCTTGGCCTTCATCGTGGGGTTGTTGGGGTACAGTTCGGCGGTGCGCTGCTGGACATGCCGCAAGGAAATGTTGGCGACATAGCGGTCGTCCCGGGCATTGCCACCCGAGACAAAATCCGGCCATTGCTTTCCCTCGGTGAAAGCCATGTTGTCCCGCATGCGCTTGAAGTCTTTTTCAAAGTGCTCGCGGCTTTCTTTGACCCTTGTCGCCCAGTCTTCGACCAACTTGCGGCGGCCTTCTTCGGGTTGGGGTTTTTCCCGGGACATGAACTGTTCGTCGTTGGCGGGCGCTTGTCCCAGGCCAAACTCGTCCTGCTCCATCATGGGATCGGGCGGCATCGCCGCCAGCGGATCAAACATGCTTCCAAGGGCAGACATCACCAGCCTCCAGTGCCATAGCCGACGCGCACCGAGCGCTCGGCCTGTTTTCTCTGTTCAAGCAAGTGCCCGAACGTGTTCTCGCCAAATTCTTTTTGCTGCTGTCTCTGCTTGATCGACGCGCCCACCTGGAGCGTGAGGCCCAGGCCGATATAGGCCAGCGCGTCCACGAAATCGTCATGCGTGTCGAAAGGGAAACGGAGAAGCTGATCGCGCGCCATCGGCCACCAGGGCGCGCGCTCCGGGAAGCGGACCTTTCCCATGGACATGCGGCCCTGGATTGATTGCGCCCGGGTCTGCTTGTCGGCAATCGGCTGCATCTCGATCAGCGAACAATAGGTCGAAGTCTCCAGCATGCGCTTGCGCAAGAAAGGCCCAATCGACTTTGTGATGTGGCCTTTCTCGGCCCACCAGAAAACAGGGCGATGCGCCTTCATCATGCGCAGCATGCTCTCGACCGTCTGTTCGCTGGTCATCGCGCGCCAGATCATGTCCGGCAAAATCCAGATATTGTCTTCCTTATCGACGCCCACCATGAGGAGACAGGTTTTGTCCGCGTACTGTTTAAGCGAGACGGCATGGTCAGACGCCGCATAGCAGCGCAGATCGGCGGGCAGTTCGTTGGGCTTGTAGGTGTTGAGCCACTTGACGCTGAAAAATGTGCCGCCCGTTGGCGAAGGCCGTCCCTGATACAGCGCCGAGAAGCCGCGCACGTCGAGGCGCTGCTTGCCAAGCAGGAAAGTGCGCCCGAAGCGGCCCGGCCACAGAGGCTCTCCCTCTTCGCGCCCGAGCGGATCGACCGCTTTGCCGAACGAAAGGGCCGGCAAGTCGATGATCTTCCACTCCGCCGCCTCCTCCGGGTCATAGTGCGAATTGGCCGGATCGGTGAGACGCCCAATCAGATCGTCTTGGTGCCAGCGGGTTTGAATAAGCAGGATGCGGCCTGTCTCATCCATGAGACGGGTCGCGATCACTTGGCTAAACCAATGCCAAAGCGTGTCGCGGATCGTGGGGCTGTCGGCTTCCTGTCTGTCCTTGAGCGGATCGTCGATGATCAGGAAGTCGCCGCCGCGCCCGGTGGTGGTGCCGCCTCGTCCCACGAAAGCGAAGATACCGCCCTTGTTGGTTTCCAGCCGGTCGCTCGCCTGGCTGTCGTCTTTCAGCGTCACGTCCGGGAAGACTTGGGCGAATTGCGGCGACATGATTATGTCGCGCACCGCCCGCCCAATGTCCTGCGAAAACTTCTCGTTGTAGGTGCCAAAAATCAGGCTCTTGTGCGGGTTGCGCCCGGCCAGCCATGCCGCGAACTTTTTCGACGCAAGCTCCGTCTTGCCGTGGCGCGGGCCAATCTGGATGATCAGCTTTTTGTAGCGACCGGCCTCAAGCTCCTCCAGCGCCGCCGCCATGATCTCGTGAAACTTCTGCGCCTCATAGCGCGAGAAATCAGGATCGTCCGGTTCTTCCGGCTTCGGCATCATCAGGCGCGTGAACGCAAGCAGACTGTCGCGCGCCGCGAGGCACGCGATCAGTCTCTTGAGCACCAATTCGTATCGCGTCTGATCCTTGTTCAGTTTTCATCGTTCCAGCGGGCTTGCGTTAATCGGTCTGGCTGTCGGTGTCGTCGCATTCATCCAGGCCGAACTCTTTTTCCGCTTCCAGCGGACCGCCCACGATTGACGGCCATGGATGCGTGCCGGGGATTTCCGTGATCGCCGGATTGACAGGCCCGGCAATCTCCGGCTCCGGCGCGATCACCGCGTTGGGATCGACGGCGAACGGATTGGTCCCCGGCGTCAGGGTGATCGCCGGGTCTTCGGCGGGCGGCACGGGCGGATCGGTGCCGGGCGGATTTTCGCCCTGCTCCCAGTGCGGCACGGACGGGACTTCCGCGTCCGGGTGCTGCGCCTGATAGCCCTCTTTTCCCGGGGGCTCGTCAACCGTGATGTAGGGAAGTTCAACAACGCCTTCGACGGTAGCCATTATGCTTTCTCCTTTTCTTCGGGTTGCGGGACAAGCTGCGGCTGCATCTGCGACTGCGCTTGGCGTTGCAGTTCGGCAATGACCGGCGCGGCGGTGCGGTAGGCTGTGCTGCCTAGCGCCTCCATGATCGTGTTGGTCATCTCCATCGTGAGTTCAAATTTTAGCTGCATCGGGGAAATCCTCCGTTTCCATGTCATCACCAAACTGATCGACACACGCCGCACAGCCACAGTGCGGGCCGGTGCCGCGTTCGGTGTGGATCACGTCCATTTCCGCCGCCACGTCAGCGGGCGGGATCGGCGTCAACCGCTGCACGAGATAAATCTTGTCGGCGTCCTGCGCGGCATTGGGGACTTTGATCGTCGCCATGTTGATCCTCTCAAAACGCCTGGATGGGTGTGTAATCGTCCACGCCGACAAGCTCTATCGTTGCGGTGATGCGGGCGCGAGAAATTCCGGTCGAGCCGCTGGAAAGCGGCGTGACGGTCAGGTTCATAAACCCGACCGGGCTTATGACGAGGGCAACCGCGACATTCACGGCGGCCACACCCGCATTGATGCTTTGTGCAAGGTGGCCGAGTTGGATCATGGAATAGACGCCCATGCTACCCGCGAAGCTGGAATAGTTGCCGATGATTTCACGATAGACGCTGCTATATCCGGCGTTGCCGTCATCGTTGACCGCCGTGATCTTGACAATGACGCTGGTCGAAAGATTGCTGTTCTCATACGGCCACTTGAACATTGTGGTTTGCGCGTTCGTGGCGACACCGCCCAAGACGCCGTGGCGCTGAGCGCCGCGAGTACCCTGCACATATAGCTGGCCCACATTGTCCAGCCGCATCCGTTCGGCAAAATTAAACGGGTTGCCCGCGCCGGGAGCCGTCGCGCTGGTGTACCAAATATGCGCGCCGTCTTGCAGCCCGTAGAGACAAGTGTGCGTCCCCGACATGGCCCGCCACGTCGCGCCGTCGAAGAAAGCATTGTTCGTCAGTTGCAGCGCCGTGTTGGCGTTGGCCGCGTAGGCAATGCCGAAAATGCTGGCGGTCGGACCAAGGCTGATAGATTTATAGCGCGCGTCCCATGTCGCTTGCGGGATCGTGGCGAGGCCGAGCCGCCCGTTAATATCGAGCCGCATTGCCTCCGTCAGCGGCGCGAGCGCGTTCGCCGCGCCCGCTGGCGTGGTGTACCAAGTGAACGTCCCGCCGCCCCACCCGCCGAGGCAACCACCCGCCGCACCAATCAGCCGCCACGCCGCGCCGTCGTTCCAGAGATTTGAGCCGATGTACGCGCCATTACCCGCATTCTCTGAGATCAAGGCGCTGGTCAATCCAATCGCGACAACGCGATGCACTGGGTTCCACGCTTCGGGGGTGCGGCCAATGCCAAGATTGCCGCCCACGTCGAGGCGCATTTTTTCGCCACCGACATTGAAGGCATTATTGGTGCCAAACAGCATCGGCCCCTGACTGCCGAGGAACATGCCGGAAGAAGTTTGCAGCCCGCCATAGCCCGCTACGGCAAGGCCCGTCCCTGCATAGTTCTGCCCCAACAGCATAAGATTGACGGCATTAGCGCCGTTGTAGGCCGACAACGCTACGCCCGCTGCATTGCCCGCGTTGGTATTGGTGATGCGGCCAATCGCCAAAGTGTTTGCGCCAGATTGCGTAATATCCAGCACGTTGACCGGCACCATGCCGATACCGAGATTGCCCGCAGCGGAGAGCTGCATCCTCTCGGCGGTGCCGCCCGCCGCAAAGTACATCGCGCCGCCCGCAAGCAGCGCAAGCCCTGCGGCGGCTTGCAGCACGCCGCGCCCGGCCTGGATCACGCCGTCCGCGACTTTCGCCGTAGGATAAATCAGAAGCGAGGCTTGCGCGCCCGTGTCGTTCTTGGCGATGAAGCCCGCCGTCGAGAGCGCGCCGTTGTAGGTGTTGCGCACCAGCGCGACGACCGGGCCGTTGACGACTGCGCCCTCCATGTCGAGAAATTCAACCGGCGCGCGGGCGGGCACGCCCAAGAACAGTTTGTTGAAGGCGGGCGTGTTCGCCTTGTTCAAATCCTGATCGAAGGGATTGGATGTTGTGATCAGCGCCAGCGTGGCCGGGTTCAAGTCAACCGGGTCGATGGTGCCGTTGGCGATTTTTCCCGATGTGACGCTATTGTCCTGGAGCGCCGCCGTGTCCACCGCCCCGTCAGCCAGCGCCCGCGCGGACACCGCGCCGGTCGCAAGCTTGGGTTCGGTCACGCATCCGTCGATCAGGTGGATCGTGTTGATGGAATTGGGCGGGAGGGACGAAGGCGCTGCCGCGATCCAGTCCGTGCCGTTCCAAATCCTGATCGTGCCGGGCGGGATCGACGTGTCGAACCAGATCGCCCCAATGGGAAGCGGATCGCCGGTCACTGTGAACAGCGGCGGCGTGGGGCCCGCACCGGCATAGTACCAGCCCGCCGCACCGAACGCCTGATTTGCCTTGTTCGCCCACCAGCGCGAGGACCAATGGTCCCCCGTGATCGCATTCACCGCCAGGACTTCGGGCGGGATGGTGTCGGGCATGTGCTCCGCCCACGCACCGGCAAGCTCGGTGTAGAGCATCGCCGCGCCTTCCGCGCCTTCGGCATCTGCCGCAGCATTTTCCGCCGCCGTCTTGGCATTGACGGCGGCGGTTTCTGCTAACGCTGCTGCGGTTTCCGAGCCCTCGGCTTCGGCTGCGGCGGCTTGGGCGGCTGCTGCCGCCGCTGCGGCATTGGCGGCTTGCCCCGCTGCGGAGGTTGCTTCTGCTTCTGCATTCGTGGCTGAGATTTGCGCTTGGCTGGCATAGCTTTGGGCCTCTGTTACTAGGGGTTGGACGTCATCGATGATCCCCTGCGAAACGTCATCGAACAGTCCGGGGACAAAATTGTTCGCGTCGAGAATTGCATCACGAATTGTCCCGTCGCTGTTGAGCGACACGCTGGCCCAAGCCAGTTGCGCGGCCACCGCCGCGTTGGTCAGATCGAAATTGCTGTCGAGCTTGTCGCCCGGGGGCGGCTCGGTGGGATGCGCAACTTGCCAATCGGTGAAAGAAAAATTCCGAACAGGCGGCGCGGGCATCGGGGCTGTCAGTGCCGACACCAAAAGCGCCGATCTCAACCGCCCCGCCATCCAGGTCCCTTCCTTCGGACTACAAGATTTTGTCCCTGGGTCGCAGCACTAACACAACAAATGCAAGACACGCAATGCAGACCAGCGCGGTCGTCTTTCGCCTGCTGGCTTATGGCGTCGAAAATTTGAAGCCTGTCCGCTCAGTTAGCAGGGGGAGCTTTCGGCTAAAAGTGAGTAATAACAACATGTTGTCTAGGGTGGAGAAATTTCAAATTTTATATCCACCCCATCATAGGGCACGGCGCGCGGCGGCGCGGACCCCGGGGGGTGGCGGACGCGGCCAGGGGACAAGGCGGGACGGCGTTGTCCCCTCTCCTGCCGTGTTGCGTCCTGGGGTAGGACGCACACAATGCAGCAGGGACAAGGGCTTAGCGGCACTTGTCCCGCAAACGCTCAAGCTCCTGCTCAAGTTCAGCCCGGGACAATTGTCCCACCGGCACCGATGACCCCTTGGCCGGGGCCGCCTGATGACGCCCGATCAGCCCATCCATCTCAGCCAGGGTTCGGCCCGCCGACGCTTGCGCCTGGGGCGAAGCCTTCGGATTGTCCATTACTTTCAATAGTTTGGCTCTCACATCATAACCGGGCGACATCTTGTTGTCCCGCACCTTGTCCCGATGCTTGTCCAGGCCCAACCCGAAATCCTCTAAGCCGCTTCCCATTGCTTTGTCCCTTCCCTTTTGTAGCGCGCCAGGGCGAGCGCTTCCCGCCATGCTCGCGCCCAATCCATCGGCCTTGACAGCCGATCATGCCAGAGCACGACCAGGGCGAGACGCGCCGGGGCCCGCAATGCGACCGGCACCGTCCCGAGATCGCGCCACGCCGCCAGGGCCATGAGATCACCGGGGACAAGCCCAAGCCGCCACATCGCATTGAGGAGCTTGCTCTCACGCCGTCCCGGTTTATGGGCCTGGGACCGTCCCGAATGCTTGAAGCAGCCGCGCGACCCCTTCACGGCATTGCGAGCGCAGCGCGAACATCGCCGGTACACCTGGGCCGGGAATTGCGTCGGGACCAGGGCGAGCAGCGACGCCGGATTACCCCGCCAGCCACCGCGCTTTTTTGTGCCAGGAGCAGACAACATGTTGTTGTGTTCTTGTCCCCGT